TTTGAAACACGACCTCGGGCTCCCCGCTGTGGACGGCTCGCGGAATCTCATATTGCAGATTCCAGCCGTCGCCATACGGGCTCGGTCCCTTGATCAACAGGGCCCGTTCGGAAACGTCGAGGCCCCGCCGGATGGGCAGATGCTTGTAGCCGGCCGTGCCCACGCCTGCGGCCACGGTGCTGACGCTCCCGAGGTTTAAGACGTGCTTGTACTGCTCGAGGGTCAGGTCGGCGAGCACGAAGGATAGACTCAAGTCTTCCTCGGTGCGGACGGCTTTGACGGGTCCGGTCGTGCCGAGCATCCTGAACATTTCCAGGGTCTGCGGATGGCTGATCGTGACGCCGTCCTCGGTGATATTTTTATCCCCCGAGGTTCCAAGGAGGACCCAGTTGCCGGCGGGCGTTGCGTCGATTGCCGGCATGGCTTCCCCCACGGGCGCCGCGTAGACCTTGAAGGGCGCGGCGATGATTTCGTATGGCTGAATGCTCATCGTTTCCTCCCTATTACAGCTTTAACACGGCCACGTCGAGGCCCGTGATCTCGGAGAGTGTAAACTTCAAGTCTCCGTTTCCGTCGTTGTAGATGGACGCCGGGAAAGGCCCGATCATCACATCTCCCGTCGTTGCGGGAACGTTCACCGTCTGTTCTGCGACCGCCAGGCCGCCGATAGTCGGAGGCGTCTGGATCGTGACCGTGCAGGCTCCGGCGCCGGACTTCCTGAAATGCAGGAAGCTCTTGCCGTCATTTCTGACGAGATAGGTATCGGAAACGCTGAGGCTTCCGGTCCTGGTCGGCGTGGTCCCTGATGCGGCCATCTGCTGAGGCGTTAGGGTTACGTTTGCCATGTTTTTTCTCCTATGTAGCCTCGATCTCAGAGGCCAGAAATTCCCAGGTTTCTGACGAGAAAGGCCATTGCGTGTCGCCGTCCCGGGATGTGTTCGCTCCCCCGAAGGGGTTTAAAGAGTGGATCAACGTGCCGAGGGCTGTCCGACGATTTAGCTGTTTCAAGACCGCACGCGTCGCTTGGCGTAGCTTCTCGGCTTCAAAGATGGTTTCTCCCCAACAGACGCAGTCGATGGCGCCGCGCTCGACTTCCATGTAGCCGGGGATCCCGGTAGACCCGGAGACTCGTTGAACCACGACGGCCTTGCGGGGCATGTGCTCGGCCTCGGCCGGCGGGAGCTCGCCGGCGAAGACGCGCGTGCTGACCAGGGCCGTGACGGAAGCGTCGGCCTTGAGGGCGTCAACGACGGCGGTCAAAACATCGCGGCTCATAGGCTTGCGAATGCCTCCCGTATGTTTTCTGTCAGGTTCGGGTAGTTCTTCCGTGCAGCCGGAACCAAAAACGGGCGGGCGGGAATGTTGACGGTCCCAGACCCTCGACGAAAGGAGGCTCCGAATTCATGCACGGCGGCGTAGATAACCGCAACGCTTCCCCAGATGCCGGCAAATCCCTGGCCCACCTTGCGGGCCCCTTCGACGATCCTGATGGAGCGCTCGAGCGTGCCGGTGCGGTTCTTCCATTCGTGGTGCGTCTTGGCGTAGAGCACGGCCTCGGCCATGGTCTTATTTAGACCGACGCGCATGGCCTTTTCAAACTTGGCGTTGAATTTGTCGCCCTTCCAGACGAGAGGCATTAGGCTCTATGCCTCCGAAGAAGGACGGATTTGTGGTCTATCTTGGGACCGCGCGAGCGTTCGCTGACGGCCTCGACGTCAAGCTGTTGCTCGACGACGATCTGGCCGCGTCTGTCTTGCAGGCTGAATACTCTATCCCCGCTTCTTATGTCGACGTCGGCCGGGAAGATGCCGCGTATTTCCTCGACGACGACGATCTTGCCGCCGTCGGCCACTTCCTTTTTCTGGCTGATCCAAACAAAGCAGGGCGCCTCGGCCGAGATTATAGACCACACGGGCGTGACGGCCTTGCCGCCATAGCTGTCGGCGGGGGCAATGTCTCTTTGGAGATTCGCTCTCATGGTCATGCTCGCGCGGGCGATGCTAATCACGAAACAATCCTCCTGGCACTGGAGGCGAAGGCAGAAAGAAGGCGCTCTCTTTCAGCCTGGTAATTGTCGAAGTTCTGTACGCGAACGTCGCCCACCGAGCTCGACAAAACGCCGTCGTATTTCAGGGCCAGCTTTACGAGGTCAATCTCAAGGCGCTTGCGCGAGATGGTGGTGTCTTGAGGGACGTAGACGATCGTATTGGTCCCGATCCAGCGGGGTTGCGGATTGGTTCCTTGGGTCAAGCGTTCGACCTGGTAGCCGTCGCCGAGCAGGAGGTAGTCGTTTGCCGCCAGGACGGTGTTTATTTCCTCGAGGCGTTGCGTGATCGATGTGATGCTGGACGCCTTGCGCGTGAGGAAAAGAATCTTTCCATCGCAGACAAGAACGTCGGTGTTTGCGGCGGCAGTGCCGAGCCTTCTGATGATCTCGGCGTCGGCGTCATCGATGAGCCTCTGGAGCGCTTCATCTCCGAGGTCGGTTTCGATGTGTTGCCTGACTTCCGCGACTGTCAAAAGGCTCGGCATTGGCTATTCCTTCCCTTTTTTCTTTGCCTTGTTTGCGACCTGCGCGACGGCCTTGTCTTCGACGGGCTCGGCTTGCTTTACGAGGCCGAGCTTCCTGGCCATGACGGGATCAATCGCATGACCTTTTGCCGCGAGAAGAAATGCGGCATCCGGGCTGTCCATTGGAACAATCTTCGTCTGTGCAGCGTTGATGTAAAGGTCTTTCTCCGCGATCACGGGCGCGTGATCAACGGGCTTCGCTTCTCGCCATCTGTCTATCGTGAGAGCCATGCCATTCCTCCCTGCGCCTAAACGAAAGCGCAGACTTTATATTTCTTGCCGCTGGTGACGGTTGCGATGACGTTGGTGGCGTCATGCGAGCCTTCGACAGCGGTGTAGTCTCCGGCCGTTGCCGGCGCCGTGTCTGTTGGAACGATAAGCACGGCTCTCGGGATAGTTCCCATGCCATGCGCGATATTCTGGGGGGCCCCCGTCCCGGTCTGCTCAGACGAGATGAAATAGGCCGGTCCCTTCGCCCCGGTGATGACGTTACCGCCGCTGATGATTCCCATGATCTGTTCTCCTGTTTTCAGCCTCTGGGGAGGCGGGCTCTGCGGGCCCCGCCTCCCCTTCTGGCCGTTTATTTCAGGCCGCCGACATTAAATGCCGGTGACTTTGCAGAAGGCCGAAGGCCGATAGATCGGCAATGCGACCCGCACGTCTGCGCGGACGGCTTGCTTGCCGTTCACGAAGAAGTCGGAGTGTGAGTCCGACACTTTGACCTGGATGCCGCGGCGCTCCGCGAGCTCGATGAATTGCCGGAAGTCTCCGACAAGACCAGTGCCCTCAGGCAGGGCGTCCGTCTGCGCGACGGGAAGACCCCAGATGCGCTCCGGCCCGGCTTCCGAGGGGTTGCCCCAGATGTAGATGCCGTCGGCCGTTCTCAGGAGGCGAATGCCCTCCCAGTCATTGGGATGGAGCATGATGCCGGAGGGCATCGCCCGCCCGGTCACGCGCACCTTGGTCATCGCCTTGTGAATGGCGTCCGGCACGGGATCCGCGCCGAGCGCCTGCGTCTGCACGCCGGCCGCGTTCAGGATGCCGGTCAGATTGGCCCCCGTTCCGTCGCCGTTGAGGATTTGGCTATCGAGCCTCTGCATGAGCATGAAGCGCAGGCGGTTGTCGAGGTAGCCGGACACTTGGGCCACGTCCTCGAGCTGCTCGTCGGTGACCGGGATGAAGACCGCGATCTTTTTGACAAGCGCGGACTTCTCGGTCAACGCCAGAGCGCTCTCGGGATAGGCTCCCGCTTCGGCGGTTTCCGCGGCGTTGTTCGTGAACGTGGTTTCTTCCATGTACACGATGGCGGCCTGGTTCGTCTGGCCGACCGGGATCAGGTCGATGACCTGAAGGGGCCGGGTGGCGAATTCCACGACGCGGCCGGTGCGGAGGGTTTCTGCCGCCCATCCGGCGCTCGTCTGGAACAGCGTCTTGAGGTTGATTCCCTCGGGGAGAATCGCGTCGACGTTGGACTTGCGTCCCTCATAGGCGCGGCTTTTCACGAAGGCTTCTCCGAAGGACATCTGCGGGCCCTCTTTCTTTTCCGGGACGCCGGCTTCGGGGTGCGCGTGGCGGGCCGCTTTGGCGGCGGCTTCCTCGCGGGACTTGGTGCCCGCGGCGATCTGCTCGGTGGCTTCCAGGGCGTCGGCTTCCCGGCCCATGTCCTCGAGCTCTTTGTTCATCTTGCGGATGGACTCGACCTTCTCGATCGAGGATCCCGACAAGGATTTAACCTTGTCCATGTCGAGGTCGCTTCCGGCTTCCTCGAACACTTTGACGAGGGACGCCTGCTTGGCGGCCATCGCTTCACGAATTTGCTTGAGCTTGTTCATCGCTTGCTTCCTCCGTTGTGTGTTTGGGCGAGGTTCTTTTCGAATCGCGCCATTTCTTTGACCAGATCGCCGCTGTGATCCTCTGGCGTCAGGACGCCGGCGATCGCGGTGCTGGCCTGTTGGAGCGCTTTCATGACGTTTAGCAGGCGCTCCCTGCTTTCCTGGGAGATCGCTCTCCCGTCTTTCGCGCGGAGGTCAGCAAGCGACTTCGCACGCTCTGCGAGATGCCCGACGGCTTCAAGCGCCGCATCGGCTTCGTCGCAAAATCTTTTCCCCTTGACCGCATTGGTTGTCTGCATGATGGCTTCTTCATCCTGCGGTGGCGGGGTCGCTTCTTTCAGCGGTGGCGGCTCCACGCCTGCGTCGCGCAAATGCTTGGCCAGATGGTTGTAGACGCCTGACCTGTCAGCGTCAGGAATGTCTGCCCCGCCGCGGCCGCCGTTCAAGACGGCGATGCCGGCAATGAGTCCGCGCACATTGGCCGCGCCCGGATCGCCGTTGGCTGAGACTTCATGGTGCGGGAATTTGTACGAGCTCTTGACCCCGGCGTCGCCTTGCGGGTTCTTCCAGGCAAAGATGCGGGCGTAGTAAGCCTCGCTTTCTTCCTCACGGGCCCGACGCACGTTCTCTGGCCCGTCCCACGGCCTGTCAACCGTTGGCGTGTCGTGGGCCGGCATGGCGCCCTTGAGTCCTTTGGCATAGAGCGTTCCGGTGTTTTGCCCCGCCCCTACGAGCACAGGGGAGACTTCGTGGACCTCGAGGCCCGGCCGGCCGTCCGTCAGGCCGCGCAGGAAGCGCACGCGGCGGCCGTCCATTTCGCCATCGCCGGCGCCGCCCTCGCGGATATTGAAACCGTAGGACCATTCCTGCAGGGGCTTGCCTTTCTCGAGATCAAACTTTAAGGCGGTGAACCATTCCTGCCCCGACGTGATGCCCATATTCATCTGGATTTCGGCGATGGCCTGGTTGCCTTCCTCGCGGATGACGCCCTTGCCGATAGGGATATGGCTCCAATCGTGGGCCGGGACGACGACAACTTCCTGCTCGCCGAAGGCTCCGGGGAGAGTGACGTCGCCGTCTTTGTCGATGACGTTTAGGGTGGCGATGACGGCGCGGATGACGCCGGAGTCCTTCAGTTCTTTAATTTCGATTTTCTTGCGGTACTCTTTCTTCATTAAGCCTCCCTTCCGGTAAAAACAGGCACAATATCCCGAGTGCCGTTGGGGTGCTCAGACGCTAGAGCTTGCCGGGCTTCCGCTATCGTGACCACGGCGCCGTTTATCTCCATGCATTCCTCATCTGTTTCCCCGAGGCGGGCATCCAGAATCATGACCATCTCGCCGGCGCCCTCGAGTGCGGTGTAGGCGCGGAGGGCTGATTCCGTCTGCGCGAAGCGGGTTTCAGTCCGGGCGATAACATCTGCGCGAATCTTTGAGCTTGACCAGGGGCCGGCCGGGATTGCGTCGCGTAGCCTGCGGGCTACTTCCGGCACACCGATGCCTTCCTCCCGGGCGGCCCGAACGATATCCAGGGCTTTCTGCGTGGCGTCTTCGGTCATGCCAACGAGGCCGGCCCGCGTGCCGCCGAAAGACAAGACCTCGAGTTGGACGGAATCTGGCAGGCGTATGCCGAGGCCGAGGTTCCCCAGGCCGGTCATGACCTCGTTATGGACCGCGACGTAGTGCGACCCGAAGATGCCGCGCAGTTCGGTGCGGCGCTCAGGCACATTGATCTGCTCGAAAAGCCTGCGGACCCGAAGCTCGTCGCTGTCTTGCTTGGCGATGCGAAGCCAGAGGCGTTCAACGTCTTTACCGAGGTCCTCGAGGAATTTCTCGATCTTTCGCCTGAAGGCCGGTTCCATCTGCTTTCTCACGCGGTCCATGGTGCGGGCGATCCTGCTCTGGAGGCGCGTCATCCGCTTGCTGGCCTTGGCTCCGTCTTCTGCCGGAGGCGGCTGTTGAACGTTTTGCTGAACGGGTGCGGGTTGTTCTACTTCCTCGGCGGCGGGCCCCGTCTCGAAGGACGACACCGGACGCAGGAAAATTTCATGCTCAGGCAGGACTTCAAGGCCGACAGCCTTGCGGGCCTCCGAAACCATCATCCATCCACCGCTGACGGCGCGGTTGATGCGCTCGCTCTGCTTGTCGAGGTCGTCTTGTAAGGCGCGGACGCTTGAATCATCGAATACGACCTCGCCTTCGGAGTTGAAATCGGG